GGATTTAAAATTGACAAGATCCAAAGGTACTTGGTAATCCTCCTAAGGCGGAAGCGATTAACTTTTGAAAGTCATTATTATCTGCGGTTTTCGTGATACTATGGTAGAGGTGAAACCTGTGAAAGCTATCTACTATAGTGGATGTCTAAAACGGACGTCCAAACGTGTTGAAAATCAAGCGGGTTGATGTTCTTCATTGATTTTGGTAGAGGATAAGCCTCTACCATGGAGTGTCCCTCCTTGTCGATAAACGAAGGCTGGAGGCCGGACCACTCAAAGAAAGCATCATTACGAAGACCCGAGCATCTGGAACAACAAAGTACCTGTCGTCCAGATGGTATCCTAGCGGAGATACAACCGAAGCCTGGAAATATTTTATCCACTTTAACCGGCTCAGGCAAGTGAATAACGCTCTTTTTAGAGACATGAGAGCAACCCTCTGATAAGGAAGAGGATTCTCGCATAGCCTCAAGGAGGTTTGAGCGAACCAAATTTAATCTGTCGTACAGGTTACGAACTGCTGCATCAAGAGCAGGCCTGTCTAGACAAGAAAGAGAGGAGTTAGCGGCTTCCTCCAGCCGGACCACAATATCTATGACTCGATTGAGTCTTCGATTAACAGGAGTGGTCTCCTGTTTTATCTGCTTCTTAACGGCAGCAGATAGTTGCACGAACTCCGGCTTCGAAAGCCGGCGCTTCAAGAACTTGGAGCGTACAGAAAGCGCTCGTGCTAACGCTTTCTTAAACCTCAGCTGAGAAGCTGAGGGTTGCCGTATTTTACCTTGTGGCTTAGGGGGAGAGGACCTGACTCCCACAGGGTTTGTTTGTGTTTTCGACATTTCGTGTCGTCCCTATTACGGTGGGAAGCCCTGAAAATCATCTAGTGAAAGTTTTCATCTTGCGATTATAGTTAATGAGGTAGTTAATTCTCATAACCCGACGGGCGCAAGGTACCAAAGCATTGCTCGTCTGTCTACTTCAGGATTTTCTTAAGAAGGATCCTTTAAAACCTTTACTGTCCAAAGTATATAGCTTCGGAATTGAAAATTGACCTGTCTGCTCTTTCCGAGTTCCATTTAGGTTAACTCAGCCGTCACTGCGTAATATCCATATAGTAATATCACCACAAAGAAATGATTCTTTAAGGCACTTCCCCAAAGAGGGAGGGAAGTGTCGAATTATTTCG